GGACGATTACCAGTATCGGGTAAAGACCTCGGTGCTGTTCAATGCGTTTGCTCATACGGTGTCTGGCCTCGGCGGAAAGCCGTTCACGCGGCCTGTGTCCTGGTCGAATGATATGCCGGCGGAGATTGTCGAGTGGTTCGAGAACATCGACTTAACCGGCCGCAGTATGCACGTTTTCGCGCAGGAGCTTTTCACCACGGCGCTCGGGTATGGCCTGACTCACGTATTGACTGACTACCCGACAACGGAAGGTATCCAGACGCTCGCGCAGGAAAAAGCGATCAACGCTCGGCCGTACTTGATTCATGTCCATCCGGAAATGATTCTGGGGTGGCGCTCGGACAAGAGCAACGGAGTCGAGACGCTGACCCAGTTGCGGATCTTGGAGCACGTCGAAGTCAATGTAGGTCCGTTTGCCGTAAAGACGATTGAACAGGTGCGAGTGCTTGAACCAGGGAAATGGTCAATCTGGCAGTTCGACACCGAGAACGAAGTCTGGAAGCAGGTGAATTCGGGCGTAACTTCGATGAAGGCGATTCCGATCATCACGTTCTACACGGGGCGCACGGGGTTTATGACCGCCGAGTCGCCGCTGATCGATATAGCCGACATCAACATCCAACACTGGCAAGTTTCGTCTGATCTTTATTCAGTACTCCATACGGCTTCCGTGCCGATCCTCACAGTTACTGGGGTTGAGAAAAACGATGACGGAACGGCTCCCCTCACGGTAGCGGCGAAGTCTGCGTTAATGCTGCCGTCAGGAGCGGAAGCCAAGTTTGTTGAGCACTCAGGCAAGGCGGTCGGATCTGGCCAGACGCAGATAGATCACCTTGAAGAGCAAATGCGCTTACTCGGTGCAGAGATGCTCGTGAAGAAGCCAGGGCAGGCTACGGCCACGCAGGCCACGCTCGATACGAGCCAGCAGCGCTCGGAGCTGCAGTCGCTGACGGGCGTTTTCGAGGACACGCTGAATCAGGTCATTGGAGTCATGGCCCGTTGGGGAACGGTCGCAGGAAAGCCGGGTACGATGATCGTCTACAAGGACTTCTTGCTGGCGGCCGACGACGCAGTCCAGGAAGCGCTGCTGTTCCAGATCACGACGACAGGCATGCTGTCCCAGCAGTCGTTCTACGAAGCAATGCAGCGCCGCGACGTGTACGACACCAACGTGACGTGGGAAATGGAGCAGGAACGGATCAAATCGCAGCCGCTACCGCAAGCGGCACTCATGCCACCTCCGCAAGTGAACCCGCCAAGGACGCCACCAAGCTCGGTAGCGGCGCAGCTGAATGACTAACGCATCAGACGCGCTCGCCGCGCTGTTTGTTGACCACGGAGTTCGTCTGGTCCAGACCGCGGACGGCCTGTCGGACGACGCCAAAGACCGGCTGCGCCGACTGGCGGCTTTCGTAGTGGCACTGATCACGGCCACGAACTTAACCAGTAAAGCCGAGTACGCAAAGATGATAGCCGCCGCACGAGCGGAGATAGACGCCACGTATGCCGAGCTGGCGGCAGCATCGAAAGACGCGACGCAGGAGCTGGCGCAGATCGAGGCCAAATTCGTGGTCACCACCATCAACGAAGAGATGGGGTCTCAGTTGGTCCGCACGCCGCGGTTGACGGTGACCGACCCGGAGATCGGCGGCCACGCTGTGCCTGATTGGTGGGCTGCTCAGGCGGCCGACACTTCGGCTAAGGTGGTTGCAACGGTTCGCGCCGGCATGACCGCTGGCGAGGATGTGGAGCAGCTGGTGGCCAGGTTGTTAGCGCCAACAAGCCCGTTCACCGCGGCGCTGAATAATGCAGAGTCGCTGGTCCACTCGGGCGCGCAACGCACCGCGATGGATGCGCGCAACGCTGTGCTCAAGGCCAACAGCGCAGTCGTGTTCGGGCTGGAGATAGTGGCCACGCTCGATTCAGGGACGTGTGCGCAGTGCCTGGCTTACGACGGGTCAACGTATGATGTGGACGGCACGCCAATGGGCGCAACGACCCTGCCGTTCAATGGCGGAGCGCCGTTTCACTTCGGATGCAGGTGCGCAACTGTTCCGATCATGCGGCACTATTCCGAAGTGGGTCTAGAAGAAAACAGCATGGACGGAAAACCATCGAGCGGCCTTAGCGCCGAGAAGTGGTTGGATGGTAAGAGCAAAACTGAGCAGGACGAGATCCTGGGAGTGGGGCGCGCGGCGCTGTACAGAGCAGGGAAAATAACGCTGCGTGACCTCGTGTCACGAACCGGAAAACAAATATCGTTAGGAAAGCTGAACGATATTTACACCTGATCGTGCAATAGCTGGTATATGATGCGGGCGAACGCATTATGTCAAATTGCTGGAGCGCGGATGCGCAACAGTGCCTGGGCAGGACTGCCCGAACAATAGTAAGGATTCCAAAATGATTTTGAAACTCGATGCAGATGGTCATGTGGTTGTTGAGAACGGCAAGCCGGTTTATGTGGACGAGCACGGCAAGGACATCGCATTCGATGCGCCGGGCACCGCCGCGACCATTGCCCGTCTCAACGCAGAAGCCAAGACGCATCGGGAAGGTAAGCAGACCGCTGAGCAGAGTCTGAAGGCCACAGCGGAACAGCTGGCAGCTTTCGAGGGTATCGACCCAGTAGCGAGCCGCAAAGCCTTGGCAACGTTGAAGGATATCGACGCTGGCAAGCTGATCGACGCCGGCCGCGTGGACGAAGTCCGCGCAGCGGTGGCGAAAGAATACGAAGGACGTTTGACCACGGCGCAGACCGGCTACACCACTGAGCTGGCGGCCATGAAAGCGGCGAATGAGCAGCTGACCGGCACGCTGCACAACGAAATGATTGGCGGTAGTTTCGCCCGCTCGAAGTACGCAGCTGAGTCGCTGGCGATTCCGGCCGACATGGTTCAAGCGAAGTTTGGGCAGCATTTCAAGCTGGATGGCGGAAAGGTTGTGGCCACCGACGCCAGCGGCAACATGATTTATTCGCGCGCCCGGCCAGGCGAAGTGGCTAATTTCGATGAAGCACTGTCGGAGCTGGTCGGCAACTACGCGAACAAGGATCACATTTTGAAACCCTCGGGTGCGAACGGCTCTGGCGCAAATGCCTCTGCCGCTCGGATTGCGGCAGAGGCAGGCAAAGGTCTTTCCCGCGCAGATTTCGATGCACTTGCACCGAAGGCGAAGATGGCGCATGTACAGGCCGGACTCGCGATCACTGAATAAAAACTTTAAAAGGATATACCCACCGTGGCAAACTCTCTCATCGGTCTTCTCCCGACTCTGTACGAGGCGATGGACACCGTCCCTCGTGAAATGGTGGGTTTTATCCCCTCGGTCGCGATGGACGCCAGCGCTGAACGGGCAGCGCTGAATCAACAAATCTTGGTGCCGATCACGCCCGCGTCGCAGGCCGTGAACATCACCCCTGGTGTGACCGCTCCGAATACGGGCGATCAGATCATCGGCAATACGGCAATCACCATCACCAATTCGATGGGCGTTCCGTTCCGTTGGACCGGTGAAGATCAAAAGGGTTTGAATACCGGCCCTGGCTACAGCAAGATCAAGTCCGACCAGGTGACCCAGGCGTTTCGTACCCTGTGTAACTTGGTGGAAGCAACTACCGCGCAAACGGCGCAGCTGGGTGCATCTCGCGCTACCGGCGCAGCAGGTACGACCCCGTTCGCGACCAACCTCGGCGCGTCCGCCCAAGCCCGCAAGGTTCTGTCGGATAACGGCGCTCCGCTGTCGGATATCCATCTGACGATGAACACCACGGCCGGCGCGGCCATGCGTACGTTGCTGCAACTGACCGCAGTGAATGAAGCAGGTGACGACTCGCTGTTGCGTCAAGGCGTGTTGATGGATGTTCACGGTTTCGAACTCCGCGAATCTGCGCAGATCCTGGAAACGACCAAGGGCCTCGGCGCAGGTTACGTAACCAGCGGTGCTCCAGCAGGTTCGACGACCATTCCGTTGACGACCGGTACCGGCACCGTTGTTCCGGGCGATGTTGTATCGTTCGCAGGCGACCCGAACTTGTATATCGTGAATACCGGCATCGCAGCGCCGGGCAGCATCTCGATCAACAAGCCGGGCTTGCTGACCACGCTGGCACCCAACTCGGTGATGTCCATCGGCGCGGATTACGCACCGAACTTGGCTTACCACCGTAACGCGATTGCCCTTGTTACCCGCGCGCCGGCACTGCCGATTGAAGGCGACATGGCGGTGGATCGTACCACCATCATCGATCCGCGTTCGGGCTTGGCCTTCGACGTGAGCATGTATGCTCAGTACCGTCAGGTCTACTACGAGGTGTCGCTGGCATGGGGCGCTGCCGCAGTCAAACCGGAGCACATCACCACTGTGCTTGGCTAATTTAATTAGGATGACTGATTAAAGTACATAATTCGGAGCGGGTAAATCTGCTCCGAATTGTACGAAACAGCCTCACAAATTTTGAGAGCGACATGGCAACTGCAATGAAAAAAGTGTCAGCCAAGCCTGCGGTAAAAGCGTCAGCCAAGCCGGCGGTGAAGGCAGTTGGAAAAAAGGCCGCTTCCGCGCCGAAGTCAACCGCCAGTATGCCCGCAGGTCTGAAGGCATATTGGGACAAAAAAGGTAAAAAATAATGAGCATCGCAAAAGTGAAGTCCCTGCCGACCCTCACCATCCAGCACGCTACCGCGCCGGATGGCTTCGCCGTTATCAACGCCGACGAGCTTACCGACGAGCACATTCTGTTCGACGAAAAGGCCGAGGCCGCGCGCCGCAAGGTCTCAAAGTTGAAAGCTGGTGACGATACCAAGAACGTGAAGTAAGGCGCTGCCGTGACACTGATCGTTGAAGATGGCTCTATTGTTCCTGGTGCGAATTCGTACATCAGCGTCGCTGACGCTACGACGTATCACGCGAATCTGGCCAACATGGCTTGGGCTAACCTGGCCGAGCCGGTTCAGGAGGGCTGTCTTCAAAAAGCGACGCAGTACATGGTTGGTGTCTATCGGCAACGGTGGCTGGGCATGCGGGTAGAACCTGCGCCTGGCCAGCTTCTCGACTGGCCGCGGATCGGGGTCATCCTGAGAGACACGGCGTCTTATTTCGTCGACCAGCGTATGTCTTACACCGTGCCGGCCAACATCGTCCCGGCCGAGGTAATGAACGCGTGCGCCGAGCTGGCGCTGCGAGCATCGTTTCAGGATCTGTGGCCCGACCTGGATCAGCGGACGCTCAAGGAAAAGATTGGACAGATCGAGATTGACTACGACCGGATGTCGCCGCAATTCCGTCGCTTCCGCCAGGTAGACCTAATGCTGAATCCGTATCTAGACGCAACTAACGGTCTAACTACAAAGCTGGTGCGAGGATGAAAGCCGTCTGGACCGACCCGGCCCTCGTCATCAGCCCGTACAGGGTGGCGCTGTGCCTGACTGAGAAGCAGTACGTGGAGGAGCTACGTGCGCTGGAGATCCCCAAGAAACTGCGGTCTCCGTTCGTGCTCGAAGGTTGCGGCGCGACGACGCACACGTTCGACAACCTGAGCGGAAATCCATCGGTGATTCTTGTTTGCTTGAAGGGCGATCCGCGCCAGACGCTGAACCAGGTGCATGCTCTTATCGTCCACGAGGCGACTCACGTATGGCAGTGGGTCAAGAAGATGCTTGGCGAGGATGAGCCGAGTAAGGAATTCGAAGCGTATTCGCTTCAGTCAATCACCCGCGGGTTGTTTGATGCCTACGACGAGATGACCGAGAATAAATGAACATCTACCATCGAATGCAAGCCAGTGTGTTGGCGATGCTAACCCGGTACGGACAGCCGATGGAGCTGATTCAGGCCGGCGTGCCGACCTATGACGTTGCGACATCGTCGAACGTGTCCGTGTCGCCGGGAACCTACACAGGAACCGGTTTGTTGCTGGATTTCTCTGAAGCCGATCCGAGCATATCGACCATCAAAGGAACGGAGATTCAGCAAGGCGACAAGATGCTGTATCTCGCCGTTCAAGGTCGATTGGGTGGGAATTGCGTGATGATGCCGCAACCCAACACCAATGACACTGTCGTATGGAGCAACACGCCGTACAACGTGATGGCGTCCACGACACTAGACCCGTCCGGCCGTAAGCCCGTAATGCACGCTGCGCATGTGCGCGGCATACCGAGTTCATCGTGAGATGGCAGATAACTTTGCACAGCAGGTAAAGGCATTTCGCGATAAGGCGCTCTCGAACGTCGACGCAGTTGTGCAAGACATCACGGTAAGCGTCGCGACGAGTCTGGTAGAGAAGTCGCCAGTCGACACCGGGCAGCTGCGCGCTAATTGGCAGTTTGGGGCCGGTGTTATACCTGATGGAGAGTTTCCAGATACGGACCCGGAAGGCGAAGAAACGATAGAGGCGCTGACCGAAGCGATCAAGGACACGCCTGCCGGCGGCGTCACTTATCTCGTGAATAATTTGCCGTATGCCCCTGTGATCGAGTACGGGCTTTATCCCAACCCGCCGAAACGGCCAACGGGAAAAACAGAAAACGGCTTTTCAACTCAGGCCCCAGCGGGTATGCGAGACATCACGGTCATGGAGGCAAGCAGCTACCAAGGCGCTGCGATACAGAACCTATGAGCAATTTGGATATCAGGCAGGCGTTTGAATCACGCATCGCTGCGTTCGCGGCCACGATGTCTCCGCCGGCTCTTCTGTCGTGGGAGAATTTTAACTTTGTGCCCAATTCAACGAGGGTCTATTTTCGATGCGCGATGGCACCGGCTCGGACTTCGAACCCGGCTTTTGGAGTGGATTTTGATCGGCTCCAAGGGTTCTATCAGATCAGCGTTTACGGTATCCAAGACAGAGGTCCAGGACCCGCTGAGGAGATAGCCGATGCTATAATCGCGCTGTTTCCGCGGGGCAGCATTACGCAGAACGGCGTTGTGGTCAACATCGACACGAAAGGGTCCCGCACTCAAGGGCTGAACGACGACAATGGATTCTACTTTATCCCCGTGCGGGTGCGTTACCGTCAAGATGTTATTTCGTAGAACTAATTAATTAAGGAAGGTCAATGACCCAAATCGCCGTTGGCGTAGCGAAGCTACTCACCATTGCAAAAGAAACGCAGTTCGCTGTGGCCGCGCTGGCGACGAGTGGACAGCTGATGCGCCGTACCAGCAGCAACGTCGATCTGTCAAAGAAGACTTACAAGTCGACTGAAATTCGGCCTGACTACCAGCGTTCGGATTTCCGCCACGGCACGCGGTCCATCACCGGTTCGATTTCCGATGAGTTGTCGATCGGTACTTTTCAGCTGCCGATGGCATCGGTGTTGCGCCAGGCGTTTCAAGTCGCACCCACGACAGCTGCAACAGCTGTTACGGCCCAAGTCGCTGCTCCGCAGATCCAGCGCACTGCTGGTTCGTGGCTTGCAGACGGCTACAACATTGGCGATGTGGTGCGATTCCTCGGCTTCACGGAATCTCCGACCAATAACAGCTCGAATTTCTTCATCACGGGTATCACAGCGCTGGGCCTCACCGGGATCTTCCTGAATTCGGCGGCTGTCGTACCGGACACGACCAGTACGGAAGTATCCTGTGCGTTGGTAGGCAAGAAGAGCTGGATTCCTCTTACCGGACAAACTCGGGATTCCTACACAATTGAGCACTTTTTCTCGGACATCGGACAGAGTGAGTTGTTCGTCGGGAATAGATTCACGCAGATGGCGATCAAGTTGCCGTCGACAGGGATGGCGACCATTGACTTAACGGTCATGGGCATCAACGCCACGGAAGGCACGGCGCAGTATTTCCAGAACCCGGCACCGGTATCGACTGGCGCGATCTTGGCGGCGGTCAACGGCGCTGTGTTTATGGGCGGCGTTCAGGTCGCTGTGATCACGGCGATGGACTTCACGCTCAACGGAAACATGACCTCTGGCGACGTGGTCGGATCGAATATCGCACCGGACATTTTCCCCGGCGCGATTGACGTGACCGGCACGATGTCGGTGTACTTCGAAGATGCGACTTTCCAAACAGCGTTCTTTAACGAAGCGGAAGTGTCGGTGATCGCTGCACTCACCACCGACTCGACGGCGACCGCCGGCTTTCAAGTGTTCGCCTTCCCGCGATGCAAGCTGAACGGCGCGACGAAAAATGATGGCGAAGTGGGTATCGTTCAGACCGTTCCGTTCGTGGCATTGCTGAACAACAACAATCCGCTTCCGGGAACGTTGGTCACAACGATGTCGATTCAAGACTCCGCAGCTGTCTAATTAAACGAAAGCCCCATATAATCGGGGCTTCAAACTACCCTCTGGAGTACTTAGATGTCCGAAGTAAATAAAGGATTCAATGTTGGCCTGACCGACGACGACAATGAAGCCGTCTACGAGATCCCGCTGGGGTTCGACGAAAACGGAGAGGTGACCGAAAGCATTTCGGTCGTCGGCAAGAACTCGCAAAAGTACAAAGACGCTGATCGCCAGCTTTCGCGTGCGACCCTGAAAAAGTCGTCGGTGCGTGGCCGCGGTCTCGATCTGAAGAGAGAAGCAGATGCCGACGAGTTCCTGGATGCGCGCGAGGCGTCCAACGTTACGCTCGCCACAGCAGCTACGGTCGGCTGGAAAGGCTTGACGAGCGGCGGCGAAGTGTACGAGTTCAGCCAGGCAAATGCGAAGGCGCTCTACGCCGGCAACACGTACATCCGGGACAAGGTGATGGCCGCAGTCGAGGACGCTGCAAATTTTTTGAAACGCTGATCCAGCAGGCTGTAGCTCACTGCGAAGCTGAATTCAAGCTTGCAAAGCCTCAGCCTGATGGTGCGTCGATGCGCAGCCACCTCGAAGCAGTCTACCGCCAGACCGGCAGAATGCCATTAAAGCTCGCGGAAGTGCCCGAACTGCCTGTCGAATTGACGTACCTCTGGCTGTGGTTTTGTGAACTTGACGTTGCAAGGGGGAACAATGGATACAGTTTTGTTCCCCTCAGCAACACCGAGATACAAGCTTGGAGTTTGCTCACGCGGAATGAGCCGCTGCCTTGGGAAATTATGGTGATCAGACGCATCGACACTGTGAGAATAAGAGTGGCAAACGAAAAATAAAGGGTTTCCGTGGCGGATATTGCGACACTTGGCATTGCGGTTGATTCTACGTCTGCCGGGAAAGCTGCAGTTGAACTGGATAAACTCACCGCCAGCGCAACAAATGCCGCAGCCGCAACGGAAACACTGGCGCGTTCGGCCGCGTCCGCGGGCAGCGCACAGGCGCAGACCGCCGCTAGTACTGCCGCGTCATCGGCAGGCGTCAACACTGCGGCGGATAAGCTCACCGCATCCCTAGAAAAGCAGATCGCGCTGTTCGGCGCGTCTAAAGATGCCATCGCCAACTATACGGGTGCGATGGCCGGCATGACGGAAGTCGAGCTGGATTGGTATAAGTCGCAGACGATGGTGCTGGCCGGAATGCAGGCCCAAGCCAGCGCCACGGCCGCTGCAGCTGCCGCTCAGGAAGCCGCCACGGCATCCGCTGCACGCTTCATAGCGTCTCTCCTTACCCAATCCGAAACGGTCGGAATGACGACCTCCCAGCTGCTTGAGTACAAAGCGGCGCAGCTCGGCGTCTCCGAGCAGGCCGCGCCGCTGATCGCATCGATTGAGGCACAGACCGCCGCGATGGTAGAAGCTTCGGCCGCCGCAACGGTGCTGGGGGAGAGCGAAGCCGACGCAGCGACGCGTGTAGCCGCGATGGTCGACGCGTCTCTTGCTCAGGTTGATGCGGCCAATGATAGCAGCGTCGCCGTGGCGAAGTACGCTGAAAGCTTGGAAGCGATGGCGGCTACGGCCAAATCGGCGGAGGGTAGTCAGGCGGCTTTGGCAGAAAGTTCGAAAGCTGTTGCGTCCGCCCAAGCAGCAGCGACGGCTTCGGTTACGGAGTCGTCGACGGCGATGAGCGCTGCGGCGTCCAAGGTGGCTGAATCCCTAGGCAGGCAGCTTACCGCGCTCACGGCCAGCAAAGAAGCAATGGTCGAGTACGACGCGCAGATGGCCGGCTTTACGGCTTCCGAGACCGCGCAGGTTTCCGCAATCGCTGCGGAGATCGCAGAGCGTAAGGAACAGATCGCCGCAGCTACGGAGATGGCGGCGGCGTACGGAGTAGAGTCGACGGCGGCGGTTGGCGCATCGATCGGC